GTCGCTGTCGACAAAGATGGCCAGGCCATCCTCGGCAAAGACGGCAAAACCCCACTGTCTCCTCTGGAGTGGGCTGAATCCTTGCGCGAAAGCGCACCTCATCTGTGGCCAAGGGCTTCAGGGACCAATGCCCCGGGCGGGGGTGGCGGTAATGCCGCATTGAAGCGCTCCGAAATGTCCTCCGTTCAGAAACGTGAATTCCTCACGAAGAACGGCCAGGACGCATACCTGAAATTGCCCAAATAACGGAGTAACACATGGCGACTACCGTCAACTCGGACATGATCGTTTATAACGACCTTGCCCAAACCGCCTACCTGGAGCGCATCCAGGATGTCATTGATGTGTTCAACGGCTCGTCCGGCGGCGCAATCGTGCTGGACAACGAACTGATCGAAGGCGACCTGCGCAAGCGTGCTTTCTACAAGCTCGGCGGCGCGATCGCTCACCGTGATGTGAATTCGGTCGCGGCTGTTGTCGGCCAGAAGATCGGCGCAGGCGAAGTGGTCGGCGTTAAGGTGCCGTTCAAATACGGTCCTTATGAGACCACCGAAGAAGCGTTCAAGCGCCGCGCTCGTTCTCCGGAAGAGTTTTCCGAGCTGGTCGGCATGGATTACGCCGATGCTGTGCTGGAAGGCTACATCCAGTACGCCATGGCCGCCTTGAAGGCAGCTATCGGCGCGAACGCCAACATGGTCGCAGCTGCCAGCTTTGCCACTGACGGCAAGAAGGCGCTGACCAAGGGCATGCGCAAATTCGGCGATCGCTTCGGCCGCATCGCGATGTGGACCATGGACTCGGCGACCTATTTCGATATGGTGGACCAGGCCATCACCGACAAGATCTACGAAGAAGCAGGCGTCGTGATCTACGGCGGCCAGCCAGGCACCATGGGCAAGCCGGTTCTGGTGTCCGACACCATTCCAGCCGACACCATCTTCGGCCTGCAGGCGGGTGCGATCAAAATCACCGAGTCCCAGGCTCCGGGGTTCCGGTCGTACCCGATCAACAACCAGGAAAACTTGGCGATGGGCTTCCGCGCCGAGGGCACTTTCAACCTGGACCTGCTCGGCTACAGCTGGGCTGACGCGGTTGGCGGCATCAATCCAAGCCTGGCAGCCATCGGCACCGGTGCGAACTGGACCAAGTACGCGACCAGCGACAAGGTTACCGCCGGCGTGCTGATCAATCTGACCTAACGGTCTGCCCCAAAACACGGCAGCTCAGCGATGGGTTGCCTTGGAGGATTTCATGGAACTGACTTACTCTGCGCAGAGCACGGACTTTGATCCGGATAAGCGCTATCGCAATCCCGAATACTTCGAGCGGCCAGAGTCGGGCGTGACCAAGGTCACTCTGGTAGGCGAGTGGCCTGCTGTGGCTGATGCTTACAAGGTTATCGACGTCGAAGTGGTCGTGACCAAGGCATCAAAGGAAAAGAAATCTGCCAAGGAAGAAGCTGTGGGCCTGGCTGCCGCAGATACCAAGCGACTGACCGATACGGAGTAACACATGCTCATCATCGAAGACGGCACCGGTAAGCCTGACGCCGAAAGTTTCGCGACGGCCGAGAGCCTGGCGATGTACGCGGTCAAGTTCGGCCGCACCATCCCGGCAACCGAGCCAGAACAGGAAGCACTGCTGCGCCGCTCTGCCGTTCAGATGATGGCTTTGACCTGGAAGGGCAACAAGTCGAGCGCGGCCCAGGCATTGCCCTGGCCTCGCCGCGGCGCACAGGTAGACGGTGAGATCCTTTCGCCGACCTATATTCCGGCCCGCATCGAATACGGACAGATGGCGTTGGCGGTTGAGATCCACACCGACGACATCGACCCCCCATCACAGCGAACCGGAGCCGTGATCCGTGAGCGTGTAGAAGGCGCGGTGGATGTGCAGTATGCAGAGGCTAGTAATAACAGCGGCTATCTGCTGCCAGCCGCACCGGATCGCCCCAGCGCAACCCAGTTCGCCGACTACCTTGCCCGACGAGGGCTGTTCGCCATAAGGGCCTGAGCATGAGCGCTTTCTACGATCGCATGGCCGCCACTGCTTTGCGGCTGATTGAGCGATTTGGCCAGACCGCAACTCTTTCCGATACACCCGAACCAGACCCTGATGACTACGACCCAGTGACCGGCACGGGGCCCGTTATTGTGCCCGTCACTCAGCCTGGCCAGGTGATCCTGTTGGATTACACAGAGCAGGAGGCCGGCATTATCAACGCTGCGGGCTCGCTGGTTCAGCAGGGTGATAAGAAGATCATGCTGGCCGCCAAAGGCTTGGCTTGGGCCCCGACGATGGCGACCACCATCATTGCCGACGGCCTGACGTGGACGATCGTCAATATCAAATCCACCAATCCAGCCGGCACGCCGCTGGTCTATGAGCTGCACGGGAGACGCTGATGAGTTTTGCAGACGACATCAAGCGATTCGCCGCCAAGACATCGAAGGCGCATGACGAAATCACTCGCGGCACCACCATTGCTCTGTTCAATGCGGTGATCAATGACACTCCGGTCGACACCGGGCGCGCTCGAGGCAACTGGCAAACCACAGTAGGGCAGCCGGCCACCAATCAAATTGAAAGGGATGGCGCTTCAGCCTCAATTGCGGAAGCGGCTGCCAATACTCCCAAGGGCGCGGGTCAGGAGACGATGCTGGCAAACAACCTCCCATACATCGTAGACCTTGAAAACGGGACGTCGAAGCAGGCGCCTCAGGGCATGGTCCATCGCAACGTTGACCGTTTCCAGAGGCTGATTGACGAGCAAGCCAGGAAGAACCGCGTATGAGTGAGACCAAAATCAACGGCGCGCTGGTGGCTGCCTATCTGGCGAGCAATCTTTACTCTGCCGCCAAAACGGCTTGGGAAGGGAAGACCTTCGCGCCAGTAACCGGTCAGGCCTGGGCCCGGCTCACGGACATGCCAACCGGTCGCGAACCTGCTGCGTTCGGCGGCGTCAACCCGGTCGAACGCAGCGGTTATCTGCAGATCGATATCTACCACCCGAACAACGCCGGCACCGGGCCAATCCTCGCCGACGCCGACAAGGCGCTGAACTTCTACACGCCCGGGCTCGGCCTCGAATACCAAGGCCAGCGTGTGCACATCCGCAAGGCGGAGCGCTCGAAGATCACGCCCGAGACTGTCTGGACTGGCGTGAGCATCCTCGTTTATTACACGGCCTGGATCTTCCCGACCGCCTGATTCGCTTCCCCAGCAAGACCCGCACCCCGCCCATTGAGCGGGTTTTTTCGTTATAGGAGATCCCTAAATGGGCAATTCAGCCAGCGGCTCGGCCGTTCAGTATTACTACGTCGAAGAGGTCGCGGGCGTTATCCCTGCCACCCCAGCATGGAAACCGATCCGCTTTGTTAGTGCCGGCCTGACGCCGACCATCAACCAGATCGACACGGCGGAAATGAATCAGAGCCGCCAGCGAAATGCGAGTCGCGGCGGCACCTACAGCGTGGCCGGCGACATTGCCGTCGAGCTGTCGTTCTCCAGCTTCGACGACTTGATCCAGGCCGCCATGCAAGGCACCTGGACGGCCAATGTCCTGAAGATCGGCAAGATCGAGCGTTCGTTCGCCATCTTGGAGCGACACACGGACATCGGCGTTGATTACGCCTTTCACGGCTGCCGAGTCAGCGCAATGGCGATCAGCTCCCCGCTGAATGCTCCGGTTGGCGTCACCTTCAGCATGATGGGCACCAAGGCCGAGAAGTTCACCGTGCCGGTTGGCTCGACCTACCTGCCGGCTACCGCGACCGACATCATGATCACCACCAACCTGGCGTTGACCGAGGGCGGCGTGTCCGTGGCTTACGCCACTGAATGGAGCGTCAGCCTCGACAACGGCATGGAGGCGCTGTTCGCCCTGGGCAGCCGCGAAGCCTTCGACATCTCCAACGGTGTCGCGGTCGTGACCGGCTCTATGAGCGCATATTTGGTCGACGCCATCCTCTGGGACAAGGTTCTCAACGAGACCTCCACCTCGCATGTGATCGAATTCACGGAAGGTGCCGACAGCTACACCTTGGAGTTGCCAAAGGTTCGCTACACCCAGGGCCAGAAGCAAACCAGCGGTCCAGGCGCGATCATCCCTCAGTACACCGTTAGCGCCGGCTACGACGCAACGCTGGCCACCACCATGATGATCACGCGCACCGGCGTGTAATCCAATCCTCGCTTCCAAGCCCGCCACTGAGCGGGCTTTCTGTTTTCTGGAGCTATACCGAATGACCACCAAA